GCCCAGGGGTCGTTTCAGTCGCCACCAAGCAGTACGACTTTAAAACAGAAATCAGCTGTTACACAGGCTACGGGGGCACGAAGCTCCCTGAGGTCGCCCTCATAAGCATCACCGAAGTCATCGAAGACGTCCAGTCCCGCTACGGGGGGAGACTGTGGTTGAAAGGGCATCAGGATCTGGCTGCGACCACCTGCCCAGGGTCGGAGCTGTACGCATGGTTGAAGAACGGGTGTGTCCTCTACGAGGGCAACCCGTCGACCATTGATTTTGAGGGGATCGCACGGTACCTGCGGGATTTGGGTGCGGGGTTGGACAACATTCCGTTGTCGCGGGCCCGTCGGTCTCGGGGCCAGTTGGTGCAGTTGGCGCAGGGGCGTTTGAAGGATCGCGGGCATGATCCTGGTGGCATCGACGGGGTGTTCGGGCCGAGAACGAAGGGCGCGGTGAAGAGTTTTCAGCGGTCTTTGGGGTTTCTCCGCCCGAACGGGGTTGTTGACCGTTCAACGTGGGACGCTTTGTTCTTGTTGTAGGAGGTACTTTCATATGCCCAAGACCACTGGTTACGGCACGTTCGAGGAAACGTTCGGGTCGCAGAACGAGCAGCTCTACGACTCAACGTCGTCGTTCAACATGTGGGACATGTCGCAGATGGCGAAGAAAGCCGCGTCGTACCTGCGTAAAACCAAGCTCGGCAACGCCGCCTATGGTGGCCGCCCGTTCGGAAAGTAGGCGCCATGCACCGTGACGGCAAGACTCCGAAGCTGGTGAAGGCCGGCCGTGTGCTGGTCGACAGCATCAAGCGCGGCAGTTTCTCGCTGCCGCCTGGGCAGTCGCGTGAAGCGGCCCGTAGGGCCCTGCGAGACTGACAGTGGGCAGAAAGCGCCCGAAGCCCCGCTACTAGCCGTGCCTCTCAGACGAGGATCTAACCGTGCGACGGTGTCGCACAACATCGGCAAGCTGATCGGCGAGGGCTATCCGAAAGATCAAGCAGCGGCCATCGCCTATTCGAAGGCTGGCCGCGGAAAGAAGGGTAAGAAGTGACTACTTCATCTAAGTTTTCGTGGGGGTCGTGGGGCGAGAGGGCAGCGTGGACAGCCGTTCAGGCTTTCGCTGCCGTCATCGTCATCGGCCAAAGCTCCACTGTTCGCACGGCGCTCATCGCTGCCGCGGCGGCTCTACTGTCGGCGGTGAAGACGCTGGCTAAGGAACGCCTCGGGTCGTGAGTGAGGAGGCCGCGTTCGACTACGAGTCGGCGTGGTCTGCGTGGTTCGCGAGCCCAGTCAGGGCGGAACTCCAGGCGGGTATCGCCGAGGAGTTAGACCGCACTAGCGGCATCTTCGACGTTCAGGACGGCACTCACGCCAAGTGGAACGGCGACCGGCTCGGCGTGTTGACGGTGTTCAACACTGATGAACTCATCGCGTTGATGTGCGCTTGGGAGGAAGCGGAGAGCGGCAACTGGTTGGCTCAGAAAGAGGTGCTGATCTGGTTGGAGAAGTGGATGCAGTTCATCACTTGCTGCGTTGAGGCTGGTCCGTCCGACTGAGGTCGGCGTCGCAAATCTCGGCGAGGTTCCGTAGCGCTTCGGCTGCTTCGCCGAACCGGCAGTGCCCCCAGGTGTGGAACATTGATTTGCGGAGCATCCTCCACTCCAGGTTTCTGAACGCTTTGTTCAGATCAGCGGTCGTTTCGTCGAGCTGATCGGGGGACGGCTCAAAGCGTCTGGTCGTAGTGGTCACGGAACCGTTCTCTCACGACGGGGTTTTCGAGGAGCTGTTCTTGGAGGCCGGCCACAATCGTGTCTCGTCGTCGCGCCAGAGTAGTTTTAGGGAGGCCCACAACGCGACCAACGAAACGCAAAGAAAGCCTAACGACAATAAGCATGTCAAAAATCCAGCGGTCATCTTCCTCCAGGTTGTCGAGGGCGTCAGCGAGGGCTTCTCGCAACGCGATTTGTTCCAGTACGGATTCTTCAGGGTCTTCGGCAGGGGGGCAAGACATGAGTGCTTCAATCGGCGAAAACGCTCGGTGGAACGCCGAAGTGTGTCGCCGATGGCCGCTTCCGTTTGGGAGCAGCGGGTCGTAGGTGGATTCTTTCCGCCGGCCATCACTCACTGTTCCCATTGCTCCAAGAGAAGAGGGACGGCTTGAAGCCGTAGTACGCCTTACCCTCTCGGAACGTCCCGAAGGACGCCTCTCCCTTGTCAAGCAACTTGGTGATCGTCTTCAACGGTATGAACGCATGCTGTTGTTTCGGTGTCGACCAGATCCACAACCAGACGGGCATGTGCCCGTCCCACATCGTGAGAGCCGAGAGCTTCTCCTGTTTGAGTTTGAGACCGTTTTTGCCGCAGCCCATCACCTCGATCAGGGTGGTGACGGTGACGTAGTCGGGGGTGTAGCGGAGGAACAAGGGTAGCGTTTCTATCGAGTAAGGCGGCCGTTTGAACCCGTACCGTGCCCACCCTTCGGTGCGTTCCTCGAACGCTCCTTCGGCTTCGTCGCCCATCACACCGTACCGTTGGTCCCACGACAGGTCGGCGAAGGTCACCTGGGCAGCTTTCGGACTACGATCATTTGCACCAGCCGGTCGTCGGGGTAGGCGACACCGTTAAGGCCGTCTTCTACCAGTTTACACAGGTTGGTGGCGTCGGCGGTGAGGGGGGAGACCGCTTCGTCGATGGGGCCGATGGTCACATCAGTCCAGTCGGGGTGGAAGAGGATGACCAGGGAGACTGGTTCTTCGTAGTAGGGCCCGTCGTACAGTTCGGCTACGCGTTTCTCAGCGTCGAGGGTTTTCTTGTCGGTGTAAGCACGGCCGCGTGCGAACCGTGGCCGGCTTTTCGACTTGGGTCGGCCTGGGATCTTGAATCGGTAGATCAACTACTGGCAGCCGTGGGAGTTGCTGACGAACCGAAACCGCTCACAGTCTTTGATGAGGTCTCGGAGATCCGATTTGGAGTCGAGCATCGACATGGTGATCTTGGCCCCGTCGGTGGGGAAGCACGGCACTCTGCTGTTGGCGATGTTGCTCATGGCTCGCAGCGTTTCGATCTCTCGGGGCGCGTCGGCTTTGAGTTCGTCTAGTTCCATCATCGGGGCCTTCGCCATCGGGGCTTTCGCCAGGTGGACGGCGAATGGTTTTCTTCGATCTTCTGCTTCTGGGCGGCGTCGGTGTAGGGGCGCAGCATGAAGATACAAGGGTCGTTGCCTTCTTCCCAAACGTCGTCTTCTTCTCTGGTGGATGGGATCCCGTCATGGGTGGTGCATACCGCGGGCCCGCAGAATCCCTGCTCGATTCCGTACACCAACCAGCGGTCAAAGTCCATGTCCATCATGTCATCGTCCCATCTTCGCACCAGCGTCATCAACGAGTTTGCGTAGCTGCTGCTCGCCGCTGGCACCACGGGCCGCGAACTTCTGACCCCACTTCAGGTCACACTGGCGGGTCCATTCGAGAACCGCGTCGGATGCGTACAACTGTCTGAACAGGGAGCAGGCGAACGAGAACAGGGCGAGGCTGCGGTCATTATGCAACGGGCCGGTGTCCCATATGTCTCGGGCTACGAACCTGAAGTTGGCGTCGATCCTGGTGTGGGCAAACTTGGGCGAAGGTAGTGGTTTGTTGGACGGCGGGGGGTGGTACAGGGCGGCTAGTTTGACGATCTGCTGGCGGTCGACCATCGTGTCGAACGCCTCATTGGTGAAAGCCTCTAAACACAGGTTGCTCTCAGAGCCCCGTACAGCCTCCTGACGGCCCTCTGGGCGTGACAGCGGGTATGGGAGCCTGATTCCGTTGCCGAAGCCCTTAGCGGGCATGGTTACCTGCTTAGGATAAACTTCACGGGTAGGACTGTCGACGAGTTGGCATGCTCCGAACATGGCGTTGCGGCCCATCTGAGCGGGAATGTCTTCCTCTAGGAACACCCACAGGTGGTAGCCCTTCGACCGGCTGCTCTCCACCCAGGAGGTGATACCCAACTCGGCGAGCAGCTCCCGCACGTTGACCGCGTGAACATACGACACGTCGCCTTCGTCCCAGTCGACAGCCAACCAACCCACGTTGCACCTCGGCGAACCCGCCACCTCCATCAACGGGTACACACCGAGGCGGTACGGGCCCCACAGGTGGTTGTGGATCGCCTCCTCGAAAATCATTCCCTTGGCCGGCACGGGCGTGCCGTCCTCGCCGCGCCACGGTCGGAAGTCGCCATCAGCGGTCTCCTTAGCGACAGCGTTGCCACGAAACAGGTGGCAGAACTTGTCAGCCAAAGCAACCCGCTCGTTCACCGCATAAACCTGTCATCAGGAGGGGTGTCATCATCACGGTACTGGCGGATCTGACCAGTGTGCGGACACAGGAAGTACTCGAAGTCGCCCAGCTTGTTGGGTGGCCGCTTGTTTTTGGTGAGCCGAATGTTGATCGACACGGAGTGGTAGCACTTCTCAAGGTAGGTGAGCGCAGGGTCGTCGCGACGACGGTACACGCCGAGGACAGCGAGGGCCTCCTGCTCACCGCCGTACTTGCCGGCGGTGATCGTCGCCGGCTTGTGCCGGTCACCCGAACCTCGACCCGCCTGATGGACGACAGCCAGCGGCACACTGGCCTCCTTGCACCACCGTTTCAAACCCTGCGCCTTACCGACCACACCAGTGTGGTCTGATTCTCCTGGTTGGAGTTCCAGGTAGTCGACCATGGCGAAATCAGGGTGCCGCCCCCAGTAATCCTGCGCCTCTTTCAAAGCGTCAGACATTTGCGTGAACGTGAGCGCACCGTCGTTGATCAGCACCCTGTCGAACAGGTTGTGCGACGCAGAGCGCACCTCATCCAGGGTGGCCTGATCGCCGTCTTTGATCTGCTGCTCCAACTCTTCGCCATTACGGGTGTAGGCAATACAGTGGAGTTTCTGTGCGACGAGTTCTCGGGGCTCGTCAGGGCTGAACATCAGGATGTGGTTGTCGCTGTTGAGCAGAGCGTTGACTATCGAGTTGTATAGCACCTGCGATTTGCCATTATGCGAGTGACCCACAACGAGGAGCATCTCGCCGCGGGCCAGACCTCGCATGGCGAGGTCAACCTCGGGGTAGCCGAACAGGAAGCGTCCCTCGTCGTTGCGGACATAGTCGACGAACGAGTCGAACGCCGTTGAGGTCGGCTCGATGAACTTATACACGGGGGCAGCCCCACCTCCCAGAGAGGCTGCCCCCGCGAGCCTGTCAACTATCTGCTCAGGGGTGAGCGGACTGGGCAGCTCGGACATTACACACCACAGCGGGTGTGCATGTCCTCCGCGTTGAACGGGTGGAAGCTGCCGTCCCCTGCCTGAATGTTCGTCGGAGCGTCTGACAGCCACAAGCCGATCCGTTCAGCTCCGAGACCGTAAGCCTTCGCGCCCGCCTCCGAGATGGTGAAGTCAGGAGCGTTAGCTTTCCATTTGCCTGACGCCTTGTTGGCTGAGTTGTCGAACACGACGATCTTGCCGTCGTCAGTTTTCTGACCGGCGCACAGGAAGGCCACGGTCCACGCGGCTTGCCGCCCGTCGGTGACGAACCCGTCAGCGTCGAGTTCCATCTTCTTGCGTGAGCGCCCCGCCGGCTTCGCCGCCGCAGGAGCAGGGAGCGGAGGTGCCGCCGGCGGGGCCGCATCTTGACCAGGAGCGAACACGATCTCAGCTCCTGGGAATGCTTCTTGGACCTGCGAGGTCGGATCAGCGGGTGGTGCTGGTGCCGCTGGGGCGTCGCCGATCTTGTCGAGGATGTCGTTGAAAACGTATTCGGTGATAGCAGCGTAAGCGCCGCTGGTTACCGCAGCGTCACCCATGCCGTGGCATATCTCGCCACCGACCTTCGCTGATGTTTGAGCGATGATCGCTCGTTCTCTGTCATTCATTATTCTCCCCTTTCGGGATTGTCGTTACCAGTTGGCCGGCTTAGCGCCGACCCCAAGGTATTTGCCTCGGCAGTTGGCCCAGTTCGGGCACCAGTCGCTGCACTGCCAGCCATCATAGCGCAGAGGCCACGACGGGAGCCGCGCTTCGATCAGGTCGGCCAGGGAGTTGCACAACGGGACCAGCGCAGCCCAGTCGTTAGGAGTGCGGACCACGTCGATGATCTCCACCTCGCCGTTAGCCAGGTAGCAGAACCTGAAGTTCTGGTCGGATTCCAGGTCGCCGCGTTCGTGCGCTCGGGCCAGCGTGTACACCGTGGGCTGAATAGCGTTGCGTCGCATCTCCCACGGTGGTTCGTGCCGGCCCGTCTTCCAATCCCATGTCAGATCCTCTTCGTCGAGGTCGCGTGTCCCGTACAGGGAGATGCGACGGCTCTCGTTCTCGCAGAGGACGAACTCGAACGACTGCTCCACAGTCAGGGGGTTGAGCCACGGGTAGACCTCCAGGTACCAGGCGCGCAGCGACGCTAACCCCACGTCGCGGGTCAACTCAGGCCCGTCCAACCACTTGACGACTGTTTCCTTGTGGTTGTCCCAACTCATGTGGAAGTACTCGACTGCGGATTCCAGGGTCAGCTCGTCGTCGGCGAGCCGACCGTTCAACACCATCTCGATGACCTCATGGACGACGGTGCCGCGCACCGTCTTACTGTTAGGCGTGTCGACAGCGGTGCCGTTGCGAACAGTGCGTGCCTGCTCGGGGCATGCCGTGAAGGTGTTCAACCACGATTGGCGGAATCGGTGTTCGATCATGCCTACAGGTTAGACGCAGGGTGTGACAGTGGGAGTGATCCGTATCAGATATCAGAAGATGGCCCAGGGGGCCATCATCAGATATCAGATGTCTAGCACACAGAACCGTTCTCGCGGAGCCTCTTCTCGCGGGCCCGCAGAATCTTAGCGACGCGGGACCGGCTCACGCCGGCCCACCGACCAACCTCAGCCTGACTGTGGGTACCACCGTTCACCAACGCCGCGATGTCATCCTC